GAGGTGGTCTAACGGCCGCCTTTAGGGCCTACAGGATTAACCACCTTGTGAGATTACACATCATACTTTACACATGTATGTTTGTGCTTACATGGTGGTGCCGCACACAAGGCTGCATACTCATACGTATTATGCTACTTGTTGTGGGGTGAACACTGAAATCATAGGTTGTGTGTATAACTTGCAGGATACTTTGGCTGAGAGGCCAATGGCTCTATGCTTAGATATATTCGCATATTGATAAGCTGACAACCTATTGAGTAAGCGTTCGTGCTAAGTCTTTACTGGGGGCGTATGACACCGCCCCTGCAAAACCATTTGGGTTTCCTTTTGAGAAAATTGAATCGCCAACTTGGGAGGTTATGTGCAACCCATGCATGCGGCCTCAGGAAAGACCTGCCGGTTGGCTCCGAGCCAGTGAGACACCCTTTGAGTGCGTGTCCACGTTTAGTGAAGAGGAGGGTCACTAAGCATTGCGTTTTAAACGCTGGAAACCCGCAGTCGGGGGCATTCTATGCAACGGACGTGGAGTGTGGCTACCATGATGCCACGGGTCCAATCATGTTCACGACCTAAAAGTGCACATTCTCTCAACTTCAAACCTTTTCTCTTACCATGGCTACAACTAAAGAAAAATCGAAAAGAAAACCAAATTTTGATTTTAAAATACCCCTGCCTCAGAAAAGAAGTAAGAAGTATGTTCCTCTTCCTAGTTCTGCTAGTTCAACAATTAGTGACATTTCAACTGTGGATGAGAAGAAAGTTACTGCGATTCGACGCACTTTAACAATCCCTTGGGCCCTCACAGGCCCACAATTGGCATACTGCGGAAAACATTGGTTAGATTTTAATTTAGTTGAAATATCCAATGCGCGTATGCATTCACATGCTCGACTGGCTGTCGAGCGAACCATAGCAGAACAAGATGCCTACGATTTACTAGTTCGACGCAACAATATTAATATCGTAGACATCGGTGGTTGTCCTGACCGTCATGAACGTGCCAATAGAAACATCCATTCTTGCTGTCCAGTTATTAGCCCTGCCGATAATACTCGTAACACTAGGTTCTTGTCTTGTCGTAATTGGTGCCAACATCGTGTAGAACAATGTAAATGTGTTCAACCAGATGCCTACATGTCTATAAATTCATTGTATTATTTAACACCTGATATTGTGCTTTCATGCATTATTAAGTCAAAGAATAAGACATTAATTAGTGTTCACCATCAGTTTGATGTGCCGTATGGCTCTTTTGCTGATGGTGAGGCTCACTATCGTGTAGACTCTGATGAAACTGTCACAATGCATGTTGTTGGTAACTCGCATTCCTATAAGCATTCGACTATGTCATGGTTGCGGGTTGGCTATTATTGTGGTGATATTTCAGGACAACGTTTTGCTATGTCTTGGTCTACGTTAAGGAACTATCCTAATTCTGTTCTCGTCGTTTTCAACGAATGCCCTATTGACCTTTTTCAAACCCCTACAATCACACCACGCTTGGCGTCCGCCACCCTCAATAGTAATTATTGGGGTACTGTTCTTACTGGACCCATGCATGGCATTGCTGATACTTCTGTTAGTTTAGCCAACACTTTGCTCTCTGATGCAAAAATATTGAGTTTTGGACCAATTTTTGCTATTTTTACTTTTAGTGATTTTGAGACTAGTGTTGTTGTACCTAAAGATTTAGTCTTTGAACTAGCAGCAGTTGTTGTAGGCAATCCAAGAACGCCTAGTACCTTTACTACTCTTCTTGAGACCGCTAAGCGTAAAATCAAAAATTTACAATTGCCACCGCAGCATACTGCCTTGGCTATTTCTTATAGTGCTGCTTTGGCTTTTGTGTTAAACATTGATCGTGAAATTACTACTTACAATCAAGTTTTAGCACCCAAGAAGAGTCATTTTGCGGCATTGAATAGTATTTTAAAATTTGATTTTTACATTAATTGGCGTTTGTGGTTTGGATGGTTAATACAACCCGTTAAATTTACTTTTAATTCTCTATATCGGTTGTCCACATATTCGTGGGGTCATATGCGAGATTTGGCTAAGTCTTCAACTTATGCTTGCCGTATAGGCCACTATTTATCTAAGAAGATTGATACTTTTTGTTCTTATATACCTATAGTGCGCACATATTGTAGGCCTTTTCTTAAAAGACTGGTTATTAATGATGTTTATCATAAATATGCCATAAATCGCACGAGTTCTTTAATACCTGATGGACTTTACCATCATTTCCCAGTTCTTCTACCTAGTACCACTACCACTGCTCCTCTTGAGGCAATGAATGTTTCTGCTAAGATACAGTTACCCACAACGCTTACTGATATTGATCGTGATGTTCTTTATAGTGTTGGTCCTGTGTTTCCTGCAAGCATCCCTATTGTTCCTAGCAGCAATGGTATTAATCAGCAATGTGCTGTGAGAAATCGTCAACTCAAATTGCAAATACCTCATAATGTTGATGTGGTTGATGATTTTTGTTCTTGGGTTAAGAAAAATGTTCTTTTTCTTTTTGATCCCAAGCAAATTCCTAATGATCATATTTTGCCCATCGATTTTAATGCCTGGCTTTCGCGTTTTCCTGTACCTGTACAGAAGAATATTCAGATAGCCAGAGATAAATGGTTGGCTACAAATCTTGTTCCTCATAAGGCGTTCTCACATAAGTGCTTTGTTAAAATGGAGCCACTCCTCAAGTCTCGTGTCACTGGCTTGACTGAGTTTAACCCACGACTGATTAGTGGGTCAAGTGATTGGTATAATGGTGTTTGTGGACCGTGGGTTTTTGGGTTTTCCAAGTGGTTGATGAGCTCGTGGAGCTCCAATTGGTGGATCACCTATGCTTCTGGCCACACAGGCGAAAGCCTTGGTCAATGGATCGATTCTACTCTTGGACTTAATGTTAAATATATAGAAGGAGATATCGATAAATTTGACTCAAGTGTTATCAAGCAATTGTTAGAAATAACTAATTGGATTTTCGAGTTTTTCGGTTGTCCAAAAGATGTTATTGATGTTATGACAACTAATATTACAAAGCTTGGCGCAACACCTGAAGGTATACGCTTTTCGATTCTCGGCACCGTTTGCTCCGGTGATCCCGATACCACTCTGAGAAATAGCCTAATTATGGGCCTTCTTAATGCGTATTTTATGTGCCTTCATCACAAAGTCACACCTGAACAAATGGCTAGTAATATTTGCCATTACACTGTCTCAAAAGTTGTAACTCCTCTTGCGAGCTTAAGAACTTTACCTGTCCTAACAATGCTTGAACAATTGCCTAAACCTCAATCTACTCGCAAAACTGTATGGCGTGAAGTTAAAAAGCAAGAATCTAAATACGACTCTGGCATCAACGATGAAAAATTTCGTGAGTTGCCAAATGTGAGACCTCGCTATGTTCATAGTGAGTTTTATTTCCGAATTCTGGTTATGGGCGATGATAATTTGATAGTTAATACTTCAAAAGATATGCCTACGCCAGTATACATGACTGACAGTTTTAATGCCATAGGCATGAAAGCAAAAATCAATTTCCGTGATGTTATTTACGAAGTTGAATTTTGTAGTTCCCGCTTTTGGCCTACTACTGGTGGTTTTGTTTTAGGCCCTAAAATTGGCCGAGTTTTATCTAAGATAGGATGGCACATTGTTAAAAACGCTGTTACCCAACAGAATTTCAATGGCAATCAACACATTCGTGGTGTTGCCTTGGGTTTACAAAACAATTGTTCACATGTGCCTTTCCTACATGAACTTATTAATACTATCCTTCGTGTTACTCGTAATGAAGCTGCTTTGCCTGAAAACAGACATTTTAGGATTGATTGTGAGGATAAACATGAGTATGTAGATGAAACTTGGACGATGTTAGATCACCTTTACGGATTGAAACAAACAGATTTAATCGGTTGGAAAAATACTCTTGATGGTATATATAGTTTTCCTGTTAGCATTGGTTACCGATTATTCGACTCTATTTTTGAGCGAGACACGGCTTAATGTCGTGTGTGTGCGCCGGGCATTAAATATATATTTATAGGCGCAGTACGCCCTGCGTGAAAATTTTATCTTTTCCTACACTGTATCAGTCACACGCAAAGACCATACCACAGTTCCTTCGTGAACTACCAACCAATTTTACAACCAATCTCCGTCACTATTTGACTGGTCCCGCTAAGCCATCACCTTGGAATATTTTCAATTGGCCTAGTCTTTACAGACAATCAATAATTGACGAACAAGAAAGAATAGAAAATCTTGAACAAAGATCACTAATTGACCCACTAAACGACAATAACAAGTACACAATGCCTAAAACAGCAAAGCGTAGAACCCCTATGAATGTTAAAAATAAAAATAAGAAAACCAGTGCTGCTTCAGTGAAACAAGTGTTGAAATTAAAGAAGACCATTAATAACATGGTTCCCGCCGTGGTATCTCGTACCATTAACGGCAGATCCATGACATTTTCATCTAGCAATGGACGCGATTTAATCGTGTCTGGTCGAGAGTTGATTCAACCGCTTACTTTCACTGCTTCTAGCCCTGGCTCATTTATAAGTGTTCAGATTAATCCAACTTTGTTAGGTACTGCTAGGCTTGCATCTATAGCGAGCGCTTTTGAGAAGTTTTTCTTCACAAAAATTCGCTTTTCTATAATCAGTGGTTTGCCAACTAGTGCTTATGGCACTATTATTTCTTTCTTTGAGGTTGATACTGTTAACGCTATTGCCAGTGCTTCCGCTACCCAAGCATTAAACATTGCTTCAGTGCACACAAATGCTGCTGAGGAATTTATCACCAAGCCTATGTCTTGGTCTTTTAACCAAAAGCAATTGCTTTCAGGTTCCATTGACCAAGCTGACTTGTATGTTACACCAGTTAGCGGATCCGGCCGTAGCTTTTTACAGGGTTTTTTCAATCTTGTTGTTGGATCTACGATCTCTACTACCTCTATTGGTAATTTATGGGTGGATTATGAATGCAGGTTGCATTACCCGCAGGAAGTTACATCCTCATTTACCAATACTGCTATTAAGTTCGCAAACAACAATTCTTTTACACTTGTTCCTAATACTGGACAAGTGTCAGCCCTTCTCGGTCCTCTCAGCGGCATAGTCTCTGTGGGCTCGGGTTGGACTGTTGGGTATGATCTTTCTGGCGCTTTTGGACCTTCTACTTGCAATACATTTCGGTCCATCACACCTGGTTATTACATGGTTGTCGTTAACTATACTGTTTCCTCTGGAACTGTTAGTTCACCATCTTTGACAACTGTAACAACTCTTGACACTTTTGCAAACTATGTGCTACAACCTGATCACCACTTTCAAGGTGCCAATTCTACTGGCTTTCAATATAGTGCAACTGTATTAGTACAGGGTGCACCATTGACCAGTCGTAATGGCATATATATGTCTTTTCCGACAAGTTCAGGTGCTGTGTTTAGCCTTAGCTTTATCACTTTTGTTGCCGTACCTGGCGATGGTTTTTCCATCACCAAACCAACGTTGCAAGACGAAATACGGACAATCGTTCGATCAGAAATGAAGACTCCTATTGTCTTCGAATTCAAAGAGTGATATTATTTAATCACGCATGTATGCCCGG